ATGATCTATCAACATCTTGAAATTATCTCGTCTCTAGAGAAAGAAGGCGATGAGTATTATCTTGTCAGAACTATAAAAAGTCAAGAAGAAATCGTATACCATAGCCGCATAAACGCAGAATCAAAAGCAGCTAATGAGAATCCAATTACTGATCTTGAAAATTTCATATCCCGGGATTTAACCTTTAAAAAGACCAAGAGCTGTTGCAATTGATGCCGCAACTCCTGTTATATTAGCGATTCTATCTGTCAATCCAGGATTAATCTCTTTGGCAAGTTTCGTCAACTCATAATCAAGTTTCTGAAGATTTGCCCTTAATAACTCCTCTTGTACCACAAAGCCTCCATGATTAAAAAAGTCATATATGTTAGCACTGATAGAAATAAGAAATGACGTACCATGTCTTTCGGCTTTTCTTAAAAGACCCATTTCCTCAAATTGTAAAAGGATCAACTCAAACTGCCGTTTTGATATTTCTTTATCAGGAAAGACCTCTTCAGGCTTCATCAAGAAGATTTCCTCCGCATGAGAAACAATAGCTACTAATACTTTATCCTTTATTGCTGGAGTTATCATGATCTATTTGCTTTAAATCTTTCAAGATCTTTATTCGTTTTTCTCTATTGACTCTACACTATAAGTAAAATCTTCATACGTATGAAGTATGGAATCTGCTAATCTAGTTCCAGTAGATACTAATTTCGCTAAAACCCGTAATTGTTCATTACATGATTTATTTTTTGTTGGATAAGGATAATTAATGTAATGACTAATTTCTCCCCATGTTTCCTCAAAAAGTGTTCTTACTTGTATTTCGCAACAAATAGGATTCTTATTCTGATTATTAGGTTTAACTACATAATGAACACTGGTATAATATGTTGGTTTGATTTTAGGTATAATATTTAAATCCTCATATATTTTTTGACTTTCTGGATCCCAAGAATAAGCTTCAGGAGGTTCTACAAAAGCCCAGTTTCCTTGTTCCACATTTTCTTTAATAGACCGATGTATTGGAAGAAATTGATCCTGATATATATGTAAAACTTGAACACCTGCTAAATCTGTTATTTCATGAAATAAATTATCTTTTGTAATATGAATACCTTCCTTCTCTTTACGATTTATTTTATCTTCTAAATGAGATGGATCTTTCATTCTTGATTTTAACGAATGAATAATTGGAGGTGTTAAATTATTTAATTTGGGATTCTTTTGAAAAAAAGTAAGTACACTTGCAAGAAATTGTTCGTATTCAAATTTTCTATTTAAATACGCCTCCTTTAATTCGAGAATATTATCCATAATTATATTAATCTAAAGTTTTAATTCTTTCAAGAAATGACAGCGCAAACTCTTTGTATTTTTCTTTAGTTGAAATATACATTTTTGTATTTCCACTAATTGTTCCACGATCGCTCGGTTCTAAATTATCCAAATCTGGAATTTCCCATATTGGATGTTTATATTTTTGGGCCATATTAGGTAATGTATTATGAGAATGCATAACAGCCATTCCTCCAATTGGATTGTGTACCATTTCAGGAGATAAATGTTCTCTTACATCTTCACTTATAAAAGTTTCAATAGTTTCTGGTATTTGTTGAGCATAATTATAATGAGCTTGCGCTAAATCCCAATCTGTTTGGCCCGTATATTTTTTCGCATTATATATTGTATAACCTAAAAAACGAACAAAATTAGAAGGGAATTTTTTTCTTTTATCATCTGATATCAATGTATATATTGTATTAAATTCTTTTCTCCATTGCTTTAATGAATTCCCTATATTTCTAATACCATATAATGAAAACATATCAGGTAAGGCAGGAATTAAAAACCCATCAACTGTAGATATTATCAATTTATTCAATGCACCTAAGCTAGGAGAAGTATCAATTATTATAAAATCATAATTAAATCGTGCGCCGTATTCTTCTGCAATAGTTCTTATATTTGTAAGTGTCCTTATAGCAAGAGGATCTCCCATATATGCACCACTCCACCTTTCTGCTATTTTAGATTCATATTGATGAACTGTCAATCTACCTGGAATTAAATCCAAATTATTCTTTATGTGTATAGGACTAGGAATTTCTATAGTTTCACCTGTTCCATCCTCTGTTGGTTTTAATAAAAAATGAATTGTTTTAGGTTTATGAATGAGCTTTTCAAACTCCTCTGCACTACACTTTCTTTTTGCTGAGTCAAAATCATCTATAAAAGGATCTTCTTCTCGCCAAATTTCATGCAAATATTCTTCATTCATTCCACAAATTGTCAAATTACATTGTGGGTCCAAGTCTATCATTAATACATTGTATTCCATTTCTGTCAAAATGTGTGACAAATGGAATGCAAGTGTTGATTTTCCAACACCTCCTTTATTGTTAAAAAGCGATATTATTTTCATAGCATATAATTTAGTCATTAATAATATTCCCGTACATTGCTAGAAGATAGTCGTATTCATTTTTCAATTTAGTAATTTCTCGCAATTTCCTATTCTCACTTTGAGCAGCAGCTAACTCCATTTCTAGACGTTGTATTTCTCTAAGCGCATTAAGATTTCTATTTCTTAATATTGCAATCGTTTTGTCTTTATCCATTAAATCTTCCATATCTGATATTTTCTATTTATTCTTGATTTCCAACACTCTATCCCCCACCCCCAAAAAACAACTTTAATATTAGTTTGGATTAACTTTTGAAATATTTAATTCTTGCAAATCCTCTTTAATTTTAAACCAAATAGTTCTAAAATCATCTACTATCGGAATACGTTCTCCATCAACAACCAAAATGCAATACCGATAGATATTGGGATCAAAAGGCAGATCTGCACCTTTAAACTCTAACTCATTTCCAGTACATTGAATTATATCAATAATATCTAGAATATCTATTTCCCTTATTTTATTAGAAACTGTAAGTACTTCCATATTACTACCTATTTAATATTTTAACATCATTATCTCCGAAGATGAAACGAAATACTTGATCCTTCTTTTCCTGTCCAAGTTCAATTGTGAGAGTTGCTTTTATCTCTTGTTTTGAATCTACTCGTATAGAATCCAAATCAACATACCTTTTAGGATAAGTAAAAAGGTCTATTATATCCATTGAAAGTCCTGTTGCAATATTTGAAAGTTGCCAAATACTTATCTGAACACTACCATTAAGAATTTTACTAAACTGAGAAGGCGTAGTTTGCGCATATTGAGCCATAGTAGCCTGTATTAACCCCCTGTCTCTCATTATCTTTCTAAGATTTTCAACTACAGGATGAATCTTTATTTCTTCTTTTTTCTCCATAAATAAATTTACGCATTGATTATCAAATAGTTGTAACCTAAAATGAACTTTAATTTCAATATCTGAAATTAACAGTTGCAGAATTTGAAACTTTGATATATATTTGCACCTGTAATGATTAATAGTAGTTGCGAAAATACAAAGTACAGAACATATATAATAATGTAAGGAGGCAAAAATGGAAAAATTAAACCTACAAGGTCATGAGACTGGCGCTCGTTCGTTCAGAGAGATCTACTTCTCCATGGACAACACGCCGCCCAAGAAGGCTTTCATCCAAAAGATAGCTACCATTACCAAACGATCTGAATCGGCCGTCAGATGTTGGGTAGCGGGAGTCTACCAACCGGACGCGTTAGCCCAAGAAGTGATAGAAAGAGAACTTGGCATTCCTGCCAGTGAGTTATTCCCAAAGGAGGACAAGGTATGCGCGCAATAGAATTCTATACCACCCCCTCCGGCGAAGTAACTATCAAAGAGCAGGGACAGCCGGAACGCCAGTTGAAAGAGTCCGATACGGATTTCATTCAAAGTTTCCTTGAGATTTTGGAAGAGTTCTATCCGGAGGCTTATGCGGCACTCCGCAAGTATTACGCCCGCTACGACGGAAACAAATGCTATCGGGATTTCTTGGCTGTACGCCGATTTATCAAATGCAACTTCGGGCTGTATGACAACATGATCGATATCGATGAGAACTGGAATTTCAAATTTGAATTTGTCGGTTGTCCGCTGCGTGGAGAATGCAATGGCTTCAAGAAAATCTGTGAACCGAAGTTCAACAGCACACTATCAGACAGCCAACTTCGGGTGATGGAGCTTTGCTACTATGGCAAGAAAGACGAAGAGATTGCGGAAGCACTTTTCATATCGTCGCATACCGTAAAGAACCATCGGAAGAACGTGTTCCGAAAACTCTCAATACACTCCATGGCAGAGTTTATGCGATATGCAAACGAAAAGAATCTTTTTAAAAGCGAATAACCATGCCGACCGATAACACCTACCAAAGCATACCTTCTTTACGGAAGATCGAGATTGAGTATCTCGCCCTGCAAATCTCAAAGATACAAGCAGGAATCCGGGAATTCATCGGGCAAAAAGAAGCTCATGTACGTTTTGGTAGGCAGAATATTGAACGGTGGGTGAAAGAAGGAAGACTACAGCGTTACAAACGACCGGGCAAAATCGAATACAGGTTAGAAGACTTGTATAAATGCGCCCTAGATCCATACGATTACTAAATGAATTATTAAAACACGGCAAGGCACTCCAGGTAAAGGGTTACCGGAGGATGTTTACAACATAAATCCAACTCGCTATTTCAAAGACAAGTAAACGGCTTTTGCTAATTAATCATTGATGTATGAAAACAAATTATTGGAAACTCGTCCAAGCGACGAGGTGGGGATTTTGCATTCTTTTTGGAATGCTTGCCATATTGGGAATTGTTGCTATCTGTTTAGGCCATTTCCAACACATAATCACTGTATCCAGTTGCACAACAATGGTTTATACAATAAAGAAATATTGGTAATTAATTTTTAAACGATAGAATCATGTCAAATCAAATTCAAATCAAAGTGGCTGAACTGAATCAGCTGAATCCGCTCATGATTGCGGACGACAGCCGAGTAGAACAAAAGTTCATACTCATGTACAATGCAATCTGGGGAACCGACCAAGGAACACAGATTTATGAAAAGGAAAAGTTCAACTTCCGGAAAATATTACAGGATAAGCCGGAACTGCAAAGATGTACACCCTTGTCATTATACGGTTGCTTCTTGGATATTGCTGTAAACGGCCTGTCTCTTGATCCCACAGGACGACCGCACTGCTATGTCCTCCCACGCAACACAAAGACCGGCTATAAAGATAATAATGGTAACGACATCTACGAATTACGCGCTTATCTTTCCATCACAGGTTATGGGGAATTAGTGATGCGCCAGCGTGCCGGACAGGTTCGGTATGTGGATAATCCGGTTGTCTGCTATGAAGGCGATACCTTCTCTCCCGGTTTAGTTGATGGTGTAAAGACGGTTACCTACCAGGCAGCCTGTCCCCGCAAATCTAACAAGGTTATCGGCGGCTTTATCCGTATCGTCCGTGCTGACGGCACTGTGGACTGGCATTGGATGATGGAAGGCGATATCAAGCGCCTGGAGGCATATAGTTTCAAAAACAATCAACGTTGGAACCCTCAAACCCGGCAAAAGGAGGGCAAAGCAAACGCTCTCTATACCTCAAACGAAGGTGGCATCGATCCAGGCTTCTTGGAAAGCAAGCTGATCAAACACGCATTCGACGGATATCCCAAAGTCAGGACCGGAAAGTTTACAGTATTTGAGACACAGGAAGAACCGCAGGATATTGACTACGGATTGGAAGAAACAACCGTTATCCAGCCCAACCAGACCGTGCAGCAACCACAAGCCCTTCAACCCAAATCGGAAAATCCTTTACAGGGATTCGGAGAGCAACCGCAAACGGAACCGGTACCCGCATCAGGTATAACAGCCCAAATATCACAAGAAGATGAAGAAGCCGGATTTTAATAAACTCAATCAATCACTCAAAAATTTATCAAAATGGATACACAAGCTAACAATTCTCTTATCAAAGTGGAAGAGTTCAATCAAATCATGCAATCGGCTCCTGCCACCTTGCAACGTAACCAGACTTCCGTATCGGCCTGCAACCAGGCCGGACAAGCACTTCTGGACACCATTGAAGCGGAAGGAGGTATTAGCTCGGATGAACTGGACGCGACGGTCTCAGAGTATTTGGCGAAGACGAAAATAACAGTAGAAAACATGAACAAGCGTCGCAAGCCATTGACGCAACTTCTGGCTACGGTCAGTAAGTCGTTTACTTCTTTGGAATCGGCCATCGACGTCAAATCGGTCACCACTATTCCCTATAAGCTCCAACAGGCCCGCAACAAATACGCGGCCAAGAAGATTGCCGAACAAAAGCGACGGGAAGAGGAGGCCCGCCGTAAACAGATGCTGGAGAACGAAAAGGCGCAATACCGGTCGGATATTACTGTCATGCTGGATATAGCGTACGCTTCATACGTGGAAAAGCATATCAACGCACTGAACAACATGTTCAGCCGTGCCACCCTTGCTACCTACAACGAGGTATGCCGGCAAATTTCCGAAACAGGAACCAACTTTTCTTGGAGTGCGTTCATTCAGAATGTTTCTGACAACAAACAAACCTTCTACATGGATGCGGAAACCCGCAAGGCTATCAAAAATGAGGTGGCCGCACAAAAGAAACGCGAATATACCGAACGTTATACGTTTGAAATAACCGGACTGAAACAAGATCTGATTGACAAACTTCCCAGCCTTCGCAAACAGTTGGAAGAGCAGGAAGAACTGCGCCGCACCAACGCAACCGAAGCCGCCCGCTTGGAAGAAGATCGCAAACAGAGGGAAGCCGAAGCAAGGAAACGACAAGAAGAAGAACGCAAACGCCGGGAAGAAGAGGCCAAATCCAAAGCGGAAGCCGACAAAGCCGCCGCCGAAGTACAAGCTGCTTTCGACTTCTCTGCCGCCAGTATGTCGCCCACCCCGACAAAAGCCAAAGTCAAGAAGAAGATACAAGTGACCAATCCGCAAGGATTCATGCAGGTGTATCAGATGTGGTTCATGCGCGAAGGAATCAATATGAATATGGAGGATCTTGAAAAGGTTCACAAGAAGATGATTACCTATTGCGAGAAAGTTGTGAATAAGGACGGAGAGCAAATTCAGTCCGCATTCGTGAAGTATGTCGATGATGTAACTGCCAAATGATATGAAAAAGAAACTATATCTGTCCTCATGGATAAACTTTGGGAAATACCGGAAGCAACCCAGTATTCTGAAAAAGATTCTCGATACGGAAGAGGGTCGCAAATGGTTCCGGTGGCTGATGGATAACACTTACAATTTTGAATTTGACTTCGCGGTCATTGAATACTTAAAACTCAAGGAAGAAGATGCAAGATATGTATTACCAACGGTCGGAAGTTAGCAACTCCGACCTGACAGAACTAAAGAACCTCCTCTATCCCCGTACACAATACGGGGATAAGGAGAAAGCTTTCAAGTTCGGCAGCCTGCTCGATGCGATGCTTACCGAACCGGAACGGGTAAGGTACGACAAACACATGGTGGACGATGTCTTGTATTCCGGCGAGGATTGGGAGCTGGCAGAGGCCATGAAGAAGTCGCTCCGGATGGAAGCTCGCCAGGATCCGCTCATTAAATATGCATTGGAACAATCCGATAAACAGAAATTTATGGTAAACAAAAATCAAAAATTCCAATACGGCAATTTTGAATACACACTTGACACTCGTTGCAAATGGGATTTCTGGTTTTCAGCAATGGGGTTTGGAGGAGATTTAAAAACAACTTTTGCTTCTTCTCAAAAACAATTTAATGAAGCCATAGATTTTTTCGACTGGGATCGCTCAAGAGCGTGGTATATGGACATTGCTGGGAGTAAACAAGATTTTATTGTTGCAATAAGCAAAAAGAATCAACAAATTTTCAAAGCCACAATAAAAAAAGATGACACTTTATATAAACGTGGCAAAGAAAAATACGAAGAACTTGCCTTCCGCTGGTGGATGTTGTTCGGTTGAAAAAAGGGTGCATCCTTTTCAGAAATAGCATGCACCCTTTTCCCAAAAAGCATACATCCTCTTTTCAAAGAGGTATATATTAAAATAAACAGTCATGAATTTGAACATCACACCTATAGACAAAATATCCGACGAACTGGCGGCCATCGATTCCTATCTGAATATCACCATGAGCGAAGAGGTTCAAGAAGCCGTCCTGCGAGGGAATGACCTGGCCGTCTATATCGCCCGAACCGGGAAGTTGCTAGCCGATGCCAAATACCACCTGAACGGAAAAAAGAAATCGGAGATATTCAATACGTTACGGGAAACTGCATCCCGAGCCGGAGCAACCTCTAAAGCTGTAAATGCTATTATCGATAGTCTGTGTAAAGATGAACAATATCTTGTCGATTGGTGTGAGCGTTTGAACCGGACCGCGACCCATCAACTTGAGTGGTGTCGTACTGTAATCAGTAAAGCAAAAGCAGAAATGGCCTTAGCGCCTCAAAGTTATAACAATCCTAAATTTTAAAAAATATGGAAGAAGAATTAGTTAAAGAACAGCCGGTGTATGAAATCCAGAAAGTTAAACTCAAAAACAACCAGGTGACGGCTGACTATACCGAACGGTTTGTAGAAGCCAATTACAAGAACGAAGTAACCAAATCGTCCCAGCAGTTCGTCCATCCAGACCTGTTGTATGCTATGAGCCTGTTAAAGCCCCATGCCGTCAAGATTTGCGAAATGCAGGAAGCCCAAGTCGTAGATATTGAAAATCCATCGGACGATGATTTGAACGAGAAGCTGAAGAATATCATCGTTACAGGATACAGTAAAGGTGGATCAGACGAGTCGGCCGGCGTTTCCATTCAAGCACAAAAGCTGCTGAAAAGCGGACAAGTCCTTAACCTCTCCGTCCCGTTTACCAAATTCGAGGACGAATCCGGCGAGGGATATCCGTATGGGGAGGCTTTGAAACAGATAATCAGCCGTCTTGACTACGAGGTGGACGCATACCTGTTCGGTGGGAAATATGGAATCAAACAAGAATCGTTTGATTTCGATGTTCCCGAAGAATCCGATATTACTGGCGAGGCTGAATCCAAACCGAAGAAACGCGGTCGCCGGAAAAAAGCGGAAATGCAGGAGGCTGCCGAAGAGATAAAAGCATTTGACGAATTTGCATAACACCTATCACTATGACAATTACACTGCAAAATACAGAAAAAGGACAATGTTATGCGGTGACGTTTGATAGATACCGCCAGCAGGTTGTAGACAAGCTGAAAAGCTCTGTCTCCATCCGCTGGTGGGACAAACAAACGGGCGCATGGCTGATTCCGGCGACCAATAAATGTAAAGCTGAATTGGATCAACTTACCTATTACGTCCGTCATTTCGAACCGGTACAATGGGGAATGGTTTCCCAATCACAGACAGAGGAAGATGTTGCATTCCAAATACCGGATATGCCAGAGCTGGACGGTGATCATGGACTGAAAGTGCAGCCTTACCCCTACCAACTGCAAGGAATTGCACGAGGCCTGCAACTGAAACGGTTTATTAATGGCGATGATATGGGACTTGGCAAGCAACAACCAGTCAGTAGCTATGTGGCTACTCCAAACAGTTTTAGGCGAATCGGAGAGTTACAAATCGGAGACGAGATATTCGGTAAGGATGGAAACGTATATACTGTCAGCGGCGTGTTCCCGCAAAAAGAACGCCGCGTGTTCAAAGTCACATTCTCAGATGGCGTATCTTGTGAATGCGGACCGGAGCATCTGTGGTGCGTACGAGATGTCAACCGCAGAAGAAGAGGAAAAGGATGGGTCACAAAAACGACACAGGAAATTATGGATTCCGGCGTAACCTATAACCTGAAAGGACTTGGGCGCAGCCATACGAGACGGAAATGGGAAATTCCAATGTGCGAACCGGTAAAGTATAAGGAAAGGTTATACATCATCCATCCTTACATCATGGGGGTACTCTTGGGGGACGGCCATCTTTGCAGCGGCAACGGAAGGCTGTCTTTCTCTACGCCTGACATGGATGCGTCTATTGCCGACAGGGTAAGAAAACTTTTACCCGGCGATATGCTGTTAGTTCGGGACGATTACGCCACATGTCCGCGATACAACATCACCAAGAACCCAACAGTTTATGAAAACCGATTTTACCAAGAGATAAAACGGCTCGAAGCCGACAAACCGAGTATCGAGAAATTCATACCATACGAATATATGCACGGATCGGTGGAGCAACGCATCGACCTCTTGCGCGGTTTGATGGACACAGATGGCTCAGGGAAGAAAAACAGGATCACCTACAGTACCCTTTCCTATGGCATGGCACGTGATGTCGCCCTTTTGGTACGCTCTCTTGGCGGACAGGCAATTATACGCAGGTACGACAGGCGAAATGAAGGCAAAGGTGTGGAGTTTCAAGTAAACGTGAGAATCAAGGTTTGCCCGTTCTATCTCAAACGGAAAGCCGCCGAGTGGAATATCAAAAAGACAAACTATTGCTCACGTTATATCTCGTCCATCGAATATGTCAGGGAGGAAGATTCCGTATGTATAAGCGTGACCGCTCCGGATCATTTGTACCTGACTAACAATTATATCGTAACACACAATACGCTGGAGAGCATCGCCACCATCAACAAGGCCGGAGCCTTCCCATGCTTGGTCATCTGCCCGAATGTTGTCAAGATCAACTGGCAACGGGAATGGCATAAGTTTACGGACAAGAAAGCGATGGTATTGACCGACTCCGTCCGCGATAGCTGGCCTTTCTTCTGGCAAACCGGAATGAATCAGGTCTTCATCGTAAACTATGAGAGCCTGCGGAAATACTTTGTCCGACGAATCACGAAAGCGGAGAAGTGGACTTTGAAAGATGTCGAGTTTCACAATACAATCAAGTTATTCAAGTCTGTAATAATCGACGAGTCGCATAAGGTCAAATCGACGGCCACCCAACAGACCAAGTTCTGCAAGGGTATCGCGACCGGGAAAGAGTATATCATCCTGCTGACCGGTACGCCAGTCGTCAATAAGCCAAAAGACTTGGTGGCACAATTGGGTATCATGGATCGCATGATCGATATGGGCGGATGGAAAGGTTTCATGCTTCGGTATTGCTCTGGTCCTAATCAGGCAAGCAATCTAAAGGAGCTAAACTATAAGCTATGGCAACATTGCTTCTTCCGCCGTGAAAAATCGAAGGTACTCACCCAGCTCCCGGATAAGGTTCGTCAGATTGTTACCTGTGAGATAACGAACCGCAAAGAATATCTGGATGCTGAACGCGACTTGATCGATTACCTGAAACGATATAAAGAAGCGGACGACGAGAAGATTCAGAAATCGCTGAAGGGCGAAGTGATGGTCCGCATCGGTATCTTGAAAGATATTACCGCACGAGGGAAGCTGAAAGAGGTGATCGATTTCGTGAAGGACTTCCGGGAGAACGGGAAGAAGATTATCTTGTTCTGCAACCTGCATGAGATTGTAGATCGTCTGTTAGCAGCTTTTCCTTCTGCCGTCTGTGTCACCGGAAGACAGGATATGCAAGAGAAGCAGGCCTCTGTCGATGCTTTCCAGAAGAATCCGAAGACAGACGTTATTATCTGTTCCATCAAAGCAGCCAGCGCAGGTATTACACTCACGGCAGCCAGCGATGTGGCCTTTATCGAACTTCCCTGGACGTATGCCGACTGCGACCAAGCGGAAAGCCGGGCACACCGTATCGGGCAGAAAGATTCGGTAAACTGCTACTATCTGCTTGGCCGTCGGACAATCGACCAAAAACTCTACCGGATCATTGAAGAAAAGAAGCATATTAGTAATGCAGTATTGGGGGCCGAAGATAATATCCAGACAAATATCGTCGATATGATGGCAAATCTTTTTGACACAAACGAAGAGGAGGAAGAATAATTAAAGCAACGTTTATATAAAGAAAGGCAGCGCCTCACAGCGCCACCCTCTTACAACCGAACAAATATATCAAATAAAGACGAATATGGCAAGTGAGGCATTGAACAAATATATTGAGAAACGTTACAACAGGTGGCTGGATTACGCTAAGTATCACTGTTCACTTGCAGGAATGACAGACGAAGCTATTGACGTATTGAACGAGGTAATGTGCATGCTGCTCCAAAAGCCCCCGGAGCATCTCTCCCGGCTTATGGAAGCCAAGCAAGGCAAATATACCGAACTGGACTTCTATATCCTGCAAATGATAAAGCTAAACGTTACCTCGGACACGTCTCCCTACCGGCATAAATACAAGCCTATCCCGGTAGATGAGAATGTGGATTGGCGACGGCTGAACATCATCGACGAACCCGACAACAACCCGGACCGCTCCGAGTATATCCGGGAACGTATGCAAGATATCCGGAACCTGATCGACCAGTTAGGCTTATCCGAAAAAGCCAAACGAATCTTTGCTTGGAAATTTTTTGCAGGAGAATCTTTTGCTAATTGGCCGGGACCGGAAAACAGGAAAGAGTTGTATGAAACCTATAAAAGTGTTTTCAATGCGGTAATGGATAAGAAGGATGGGAAACTATTGTTTTAAGAAAAATAATCAAGTTTAACACATTTTAGTTCCTGTTTTGTGAAAATAGGAACTAAAATCACCTCTTTTTCCCCAACTCAATCTCGCATTTCAACACACTAGCCATTTTAGTAGAATATCGATGCTTACAATTATACTTTATTGCTACAAATCTAAGATTTTATATTTATCTACAAAAATTATCTCTCAATATCTCTATATTTCAATTAATTAATATAATATTGTTTTAAATAATATAATTAAGTAAACTAATGAAGTAATGCCAAAAAACCAAAATCTAGGATGATACAAATAATCAGATAATTTATCCAATCTAGGTATCGTTAAAAAATAAATAGAAGATGAAAAAAGTAACAAAATAAGACCTATTGCTAACGATGGATATATTATATCAGCACTTTTTTTTGCTGTTGAAAAAAAGTCTATTGTCCCAAACAGAAAAGTTATGACAGCTGTAAATACACCTAATATCTCAATATATTTGCGTTCAGATTTTGCAATCTCTTGTTTTATCCTTTCAATATCATCTTTTTCTTTTAGCAACTCTAATTTATTACGAAAGAAAACAATTTTTGATTTATATTCCATAATTTCATCTGACAAAATCTTATATTCAATAGGTCGAGTAAATGAAGACGGAATAAAAAGGCGAATACTTAATTCTTTATATAATACCGAACATTCATTAAACATAAGTTGAAATGGATAAAAATTTTGATTTTTACACCAAACAATAGATTTTTCTAAACGTTCAATATACCCTTCTAATAAATAAATTTTATCAATTATACCTTCTCCCCGATAAAAAGTGTTACTATCAAAGTCATTTGATATATCGTTAATTAAAAAACTAACAGCTTTCCGATAAGGATAGAAATTTCTTATACCTGTTTCAATTTGCAAATTATCTATTTCCTTCATATCCGAAACAAATTCTTCAAACTTATATTGAGATTGTTGGATCTTATACGACAATCGGCAATTATATAGATAATTTTTAGTAGTGTTTAAAGCATGCCTATCAAAATCTTTATACAAAACCTTCTTATATAATCTATCATACAGTTTATTGAAATAGACTAATAAATTATTAATCTGGTTAAGTGTACCCCCATCTTTTTGATAATATTTCATCAACATTACAATTTCAGAGATACGTATTTTTTTTACAAGACACTTATTCTGCCATTCACAAACATCTATACCTTCATCATTTTGTCCATGCAAGAATATAAATCTTTTATACAAATTACTCAATGTATCGATTTCAATATCCTCATCTTTAATAGAATAAGATTTAAAGTTAAAACAATATTCTGATTTTCCAGAAACATGTAACATTTTTTTTAACAGAAAAGAACATTTATCGAATAAAGCCTTATATACAAGGCCGACATCACCACTATTATACTTTTGCAATTCCTTTTTCAAATCCTCACGCAGAAGAATTAAGTCCGAAATACTATTTTTAGCAAAAGAAAGCATATGATCCATCTTACACAAAGGAATGATAAATCTTACAAATCCAGTAAGCAAACGATTATCTATTAAATTCCCCGTCACAGAAAAAACATTAAAGATATAATCATGATCTGAATTATCTATTTTATCTGAAACTAATGACCACAAACTATTATAATGCGTTAAACAAATTCTAATTTCTTTATCTATAGTTTCATATTCTTTGTATAATTTATCCTTCAACTCATTCTGAACAGATGATGTAGGAGAGGCATATTCATGAGCGGTTAATTCTTTTAATTCTTTTGCTATTCGAGACATATTTTCATTATGAATATATTCTCCAGACAATGCTGATTTACTTAATAATACAAATATTAAATTAACAAAATTATTTATATTAGAAAAACCACTTCTAAATGAGGATATAGACTCTTTTGAATCAATCCAACTTAGTTTATCAATCCAATCTACTGGAAAATAATCCAAATAGTTCTGCTTACATTCTTCCAAATAGTTCATTGCACTTTTTTATTAACGAAAGTACTTAGAATCATTTCTAATACTACTGACACTCATTAGCTCACTCCTTTTTCCTAAAATTTGAGCAATATCTAATGCTATTTGCCAAGATTCCCACTTATGAGTGATTTCAACCAAATCAAAAGAGTTGTAAAGAACTATACTTTCATTTTTATCTCTTAGAACTTTGATAGACAAATCAATTCGTACCCTCAATTCCGCAGGGATTTGTGCAAAAATATTATCATCTGGATTTTTAATAATAGTTATACGTTCCTTAAAATCAAACATGGATGTTTCCGACATAACCATTGCATTATAGATATCACTCTCTACAGGTCCATGTTGCATAGCATAGAATTTATCAAATATATCTAAAAGACCATCATTGTCTTGTGTTGCATCAACCGCTGAAACTAAAAACAACAACTTCAATGATTTTAATCGTGTAAACGAACTTATAGGATTCGTGTCAGATGATAATTCTTTGTACCATAGAAGCAATGAATATATCATATACTCAAAACATAATATTTTTTGTTTGACATTTATCATTACCCTAATTTGATTTGTTGATAAAAAGTATATTACTTAGGATCCATCTGTTTCCATATCTTTTTCGTAGACAAAAATACAAAAAAGTTTATTGTCATCAAACAATGACTCTATTTAATTAGAAATATGTTTAATAACATGCATACAACTTAAGTAGTTCAAACAAGTCAATATTTTTACAATATTATTAGTTACCATATTTTATAGAATCCTCCTATGCCTACGTAAGGCGACAGCCCAGATCGCCCGATACCATACCCGGCTGTAATACCGATACCAAACCTACGATCTACAACCTTTGTAATCTGTTCCGTTTTTCGATAGATCTCGATGTAATCAAGATTGGGTTTGTAACCGGATATGGACAACCGGTAATCTTCTGTCCGGTATTCCTTCTGTGTTATGGGAACGGGGATATACACAGGTTCTCGTATCGTATCGCCACCAAGTGTGATGTAGACGGGAAACAGTTCCGGTACCGTCTGGATTACTGTTTCATAAACCGGATAAGGGATACTATCTCTTATCGTGTCGACACGGATGAATGTATCGGTTTTGCATATAAAACCAACCTCTGCTTTCTTCGTGTGACGACCAGTCAGGAAGCATAGAAAACAGAGGATCAGAATCAATATGATATGCCAGGGTTTCATAGCAGGCTCCATCCTGTTATAACGTCAGACATATCAGCTTCTACCCCATTCTCAACCTTACTCATTCCGGCTACAATACGAATCATCGGATCACGGTCATACGGGTTGATCGGATCATCGGCCGGTATCCCGGCGTAACCGGATACCGCCTTGATGTAGGCTTCTGTATGGTTGTTGTCCCCCGGCGGTGCCCAACGCCCGACCATCTTTCGGATGGTATCCAGCTTGTATATGCACAAGTAGTTCCGAAGTATCTTGAAGATAGCCCGATACCCATACGCCATTGTTTCAAATTGTTTGAATGACTTGTCACGGCTCGGTCTTACTTCGCCTTGAAACAAATCGTCGTTTATTCGGATATTTCCGGGGTTGTTGTTGCGCAACCCACGTGGTGTTATCTTTTTTCTCATACCTTTTACATCCTTTCTCATTAATAACCATTCTGCGGTTCACGCTCGCCGCATTTCTTTCTTTCACATCTTTTCAAGGCAAGCTCAAGCTTTAGATCCGAATAGTTCTCTTTCAAAGTAAAAAGCTCATCCTGTACCTGTCGAAGCCTTCCGGTTTGTTCTACAAAGCGTTCTTCTTTTTCTGATAGCTGTTTTTGCAGGAACTCGTTATACTCACGTAAAGCCTTGAACTCCTCTACATCGGCATGGGCATCCTCAATACGCGCATTCGTTTTCCGGTTCGTATAGAAGCTAATCCCCCATTTTATCGCCTCGAATCCTCCCAATGTTCCGATGATTGTCAGGATGTCAGTTAATTCTACATTCACTTTACACCTCCTTCTGTTTTATTTGATCATCTTTCGTTACGAGTTTTTTCATTGCCATAAGGCAGTGTTTGTTATTTCTCCGCCTCCGGTCTGTGATAGATGGGAGGCGGATTTTTATATTATTCGCCCGGTTGCTCCTCTTTTAGCGGTTCATCCAAAATTTTGACATACGTCGGCATCGTGAACTCAGAGAACATGCCGTTGCGATCTATGAAATCAACACGTTGTTTGAGGTATTGAAGTTCTCCGTCAGTCAAAGCTATATCTGTTGTTTCCGTTATGGCCGCTGCATCGGTAAATCCGATATTGATTTGACCACTCCCCATATCCTTGATAACGATACGCTTCTGATCAACCTCCGAGATCGCTATCTTACTGTCTATCGATACTTTCAGTTCCATGTTTTTTCTCGTGTCAAACTGTGGTAACACGGTGTTGAGTATTAATACTCTGTCTTTCAATGTTAAATCCATATTCTTATTCTATATATAATAAACCAGTTGCACTATCCCATTTTACATTATACTTTGTTCCAGATGTATCTAAATCATTAATCTGAACCAAAGACGGCAATTGACTTGCCTTTATGCAAGTCCTAAAAAGCCACGATATGTCTGATTTAAAATGCCTAACAAAAAAACTTATTTCCCGATAAGCTGTTGCATCAGGATTGTATTTCATTACAATGAATTTTCCGATATTATCTAAAACACCTTGGTAAGTTTTTTGAATTTCCATTCCTTGAGCTTCTCTTGCTGCAAACAGATTAACATAGTTATTATTCCACGATTTGTCGGCTAAATAAATGCTTGAAAAATTAGATGTACCTCCATTGATACTTATAGCATTTAACATTCTAACATTAACATCTCCACTTTGGTCAACTCTAAAATCTGCACTTTCTGGAACTGCTCCTCCAGCCCAAAATCTTATAGAACTATTAGATGTACCATATCCTGTAATCCCAGCTTGTCCATTTCTTAATAAAATGGCGTCATTCGCTGTAATAGTTCCATTTGAAACCACATTACCTAAGCTATCAACACTAAAAGTTGGATCAGTAGGTGGTTGTCCATTAGCCCCAGCTGCTCCTCCCGACCAAATACGGATCGTACCAGAAGCGGCCATTCCACCTGTGCTTCCAAAAGCGATTGCACCTGTTGTTATGAGCCCACCGTTGATCTCCGTTATCGTATTGTCATACTTCGAGGCAAGAACCCATGAAGAACCGCTATACCTATAAATATTAACACCATCCACCCATAAGTCATTAGCCCTCATACCCGATGTTGGAGCTGTCGTTTGATAAAATACCCTTGCCTTGTTATTTGCAGTCAATTGGGCGTTGTTGGCTGCATTCGACGCATTCTCTGCATCCGTCAGGGCATCATTTATCCCATCATATAACGGTTGAAGATTAGGACGGTCGGAAATGTTATTATAACCGGATGTTCCGGATTTGAATATCACAGGTCCGGTTATAGTCCCATTCACCAGATCAATCACCAATCGGGCTAACTTGTCCTTTATCAATCCTGTCGTGATCGTCTGACCGGCAATCTCAGTGTATCCATAATTCGGAAGCCAAGAGCGTACGCCATCCTCCGGAGTATTGAGCACCCCTACCCAGAAATGATAGTATCCTGTTTCATCCTCCAGCTTTATCTGCCGTTCACTGACATATATTGAGCCATTTGTTCCTTCTTTTGGACATTTGGCATAAACATAATAGGCAAGCGAATTATTCAGCCGGAAAGAAGCCGCCGGAATAGCCCATTCACGGATTTCCTCGCTAACGGTAAAGTGCACCAACTTTCCTGCCGTATTCTTGAAATAGTTGGCATCATTGTCCGCATTCGGGATAAACTTCACCCCTATAAGTTCCATCTGCTGAGAATTGGTACCGACGATAAGTTGCGCCGTATGCACGGCCAACGGTTTGATAAGTTCAGTGAAATAATCCCCTTCCGGGTCAAACATCATGCCCAAAGTTTCCATCACGTCTCGCCATGAACGTTTCGTATGTTCCCGAACCGGCTTAACTGCATCCTCAATCTCTTCCGGCACTTTATTCACATCATCCACCAAATCCTTAAAACCATTCGATTCAAGAAAATCGGACAAGGTAAGTTCATACCGGTATGAAGGTGTACCGTCTTTCTCGATATACCTTTTTATTTTGGTAACACGAATCTCTCGATCGATATCCAACTGTTCGGAATATACGCCAACCATCTGGCCACAGGCGATAAAGATGTTTTGCAGACGAAAAACAATTTCATCACATTTTCCTCGTAACTGGATGCGTTGCTCGCACTTGCCGTCCAACCATGCTTGTGCCTCTTTCTGTAGCTGCAAGGAGGCGTTGTCCCGATAGCTTTGCGGCATCTTCAAACCGGTAAGGATGAACTTGTCGCCGACCGAGAAGTTGATGTCGCCGGGGACCTTCAGGGCGTTCTCCTGGTCGTTCTGTTTCAGCTTGAACTGCTTCAAGTCATTATCCCAACTACCCTCTACGATTGCAAGGTCATAGCCGGCCAAGCCGCCATCCTGGAATGTAACGATTACTTCCACCCCGTCCAACAGGCAATCGGTAAGATTGAAATCCATTCCGGAAGCTCTCAGAGTGTAATCGTCGATCTTTTCTGTTACGGCAAACTCTCCTTTCGGAAAGATATGGTCGAATTGCATGGACTTTTCTATCCGGCCGTACTTCTCTACATTCTTTTCGATAGAAAGCCGACCATCAGGCAGAAGAAGATAATCAGCGCCATAATCGGAACCAAGGTTCTTGTCTGAACCGTAGGGATAAAGTACCGTAATCGGCGGCGTATCATCAACAGCGGACACTTCCAGTTCGGTAAAACCCATCCCTTCGCCTTGTGCCAAAACAAGTCCATTGCTGGAATACTCCCTCCTGCCGATGTTCATTGTCTGGCCGGATATCCAGTACTCGCTATCCAGTTCCTTGATAAGTTCGTCAAGAACGGTTCCGACCTTCTTGTCCCTGAAAGAAAGGGTAATCATCCGGGACTCAATACAAGAGCCGGCTATCCAACCCGATCCACTACGGTTCATATTCTTCACGAACAATTCCAGCCAGTCACGTGCCGTCCCTGTATAATAGTCGAAGTTCTTCTTTCGTTCCGGTCTACCGTGAAGGAAAAACTCTACATCCAAAAGGTCATACTTCGATGAATAGAACATAACGGTATATTCCCAGCCTAGAGATGTCTCCCTTTTCGTCACCTTCTCGTTATGCCGGATCTTATATTTTGTCCCTTCAAAGTCTATATAGTCGTTGATCTGAAGCTTTATCACATTGCGGGAAAGAAAATTCAGGGTAAGAGTGTCCTCTCCCATGATCTCTTCGACCGTATAACTGTTATCCTTCAGATAGACATCACAGACTACCGTATTTCCGCGCTTTATTTCCATACTGCTAAATAACCTACTTATTTTTAGGCAATAAAAAACACGGCAACCGGATATATGACATTTTACCGGTTGTCGTGTTTTAATATATAAGGTGGATGTTCTGTTTATGGTAGATTTCTAAAGCGCAAGTCCACACGCGCCAAAAGTCGTAGACAACGCTGCAATCTCACACCATTATCAAGGAATAATCCTGCCATAAATACCCCGTCACATGTTTGATTATTCCAATCACGCTACCGACGGTAGCCAAGATGTTTACCAATCGATATTCATTGCTTCCTGTTTATTTTTAATTTATTATTTTTGCTATGAGATTTTTCATAACATTTAATTTTTCGGTTTATAAGTTTTGATTTCGAAAACCTTCTGTTTGTGACAAATGGGAGGTTTTCTATTTTTAACACAAGCCTTATCGCTTCGTATTTTTGCAACCGTATAAACCCACAAAAGAATACCCTTTTGCCTGATACAGAAAGCTACCATGTACACAGCCATCATCAAACATGAAAATAATACTAATAATCCCATAGCCTTTTGATTTTTAATGTTTAACTTTGCTTGTAAGACATAAACTTCATAGTAGATTAAAATAAGATGAATGCTGACCTCCTCCTGTCGTGACGATAGTAGGAGGATTTTTATACCATTTTTTCATTATCATTTACTCTCACTTTGAATTGAACGTTTTGTTTGTTCCATTTTCTTTTATTTGTATTTTTGTAAGCAAGTAATCAAAAGATAACTTTTCAGCAAAAAATGCAAAGAAATGTTTCTCCCTTCCATCTGCTGTGAAGCACGTGGAAGGCTTTTTTAGGCTTTGAGAGTACATCATATATTCATAAATTTCTAATTAGATACTCATTCACAACAATCACTTTTTTTGTATTATACCACCTTTCCGCTGTGAAGCCAAAAGGTGGTTTTTGCGATGATTCTTACAAGGAAGCAAATACCCTGACACGGTAATAGGTGTTCTTTTTGCTATAGCTCGTATCAAAGATTGCCACATTAAAACAATCTGTTCAATACTCCGCCTCCCATGTATGTGATAGCCTGGAGGCGGATTTGTTTTAAATCCTAAGTATGAGACATATCAAGTATATCACTAAAAAAGAGAATATTTCAGTCCAGAACATAGGCTTCGTCTCTATATATTTATCCTTAAATGCCCCTTCTTCTTGTTTAGCCATATTGAGTGCGATATAGCCAACATATGGAAGCCAGGCGAACAGCATAGGCCAGAAATTTAGCGAGGCCCAAACCTGCGAAAACAATATTGCCATTGTTGCGCCAGCAATATGTCCACGGTGTTGGAATTTATCTGATTTGTAATCAGGAAAACACCCTACCACAATCATTCCCGTCAATGCGAAAAAGGCGAGGAACTCCGTGCCGGGCTTACTTGTCTCTAAGATCGCCGGCATTAACACGATAGGGCATACCCACATCGTAAAGCGGAACCACCACCTGTGTTCAATTGCATAAAAGGTCGCACTAATTGAGTACGGTACACCTTTCGCCTTTATACAAACTGCTGCCGTATAAGCTGCGATAACCAAAAAAGAAATAACTACTAATACCATAATTTTCAAACTTTATTGTTTAACTTCGTCACGGAGACCGTTGGTCCCCCTTATTTTCTTTTTTACAGCCTCCAATCTGTGATAGCCTGGAGGCTGTTTTTATTATTCTTTCGCCACCGAACATTCCATATCTTCATTTGTTTTTAAAGAAAATACCCAACCTGGGGATGGCGATTATCAATAATTTTTTCTGAATATACATTTGCTGTCTTTCTGCTGTGACAGCCCAAAGACAGTGTCACTAATTTATTAATACGGTCTTGCAGGCGGGGTGAAGTTTGATGTCCAACGGGCTATATTACTGATGCGAAACTCGTCAATCATACCGTTCAGATACAATCCATAATCCCGATATTTTCCGATCATTAAAGAACTATAATACCCTGAAACCATCGTTGATGTGAAACCAGACGCATACACTCCATTTACATACACTTTCCAATATCGAGATTGTGACCTGACGATCGCAAGATGAACCCACTGATCCCGTGGCATCGTAAAATAGCATATTGCATCCCCTCGGGTTCCACCATACTGCAATCCAAAGAAAATGCGTCCGTCAGATTCCTCCGATATATCAAAGCTGTAACTTCCGCCACCATCGCCTTTTGACATTATACCGTTTCTCACACCACTTTTCAATTTAATCCAAAAGTCGACGGTATAGTCTGGATATAGGGATTCGTTTATGGCATTCGTTCCACTTACCTTTACATATCCGTTTCCGGAAAACGAAACGCAATTCTTGAATTTTCCTACTACATAGGATATATTACTACCAACATAAGGCTTGCCTGAGACTTCATCTTTCAATGATCCATCAAAATGTAGCAACAGCAAAGTATTCTTGTCTACTTTCTTCCGTCCCATCATCGATCTTATCATACCAACCTCCTTTCCGCCGAAAGTCGGTCAAATACTTGAGTTAAGAGGTGTTTACCCCCCCCCCCGTTAACATTTGTAAACAATTATTTCTCATGACTTTATCTCCTATTTTTTAGTCGTTAATATCTTGTTCCATCTTTTTCAACGGCAGATCATTCTTCGTAAGCCCAATAGCGGATCAGGACAGTACCGTCGCCACCGTTACCGTAAGAACCACAACCTCCACCACCGTAACCGCCACTTTTTCTATTGCCATTTCCAGTTCCGGAACCTTCTTCGTAGTCGGATTCTCCACCCATGCCCCCATTTATATTTCTGTCTGAACCACCACCTCCGGCATTTCGTTTCCCAGTAGGTTCGCCAAAATCACGGGTTGTATGCCCTTGCCCCTTTCCTCCGCCATACAAGGAGCCGGCTGGATAACCTGAACTTCCTGCTCCATCAGAGCCATCAGAGCCCGCTTTAGCTGTACTTGAATCATCTCCTGCTCCACCACTTCCGCCGTTGCCACCAGTATACGCCCCGGCATTACTTCCGCCCGGATAACCATTACCCGCACCATTTCCGCCGTTAGCTCTATAACTTGAATTTAAGAATTGAGAGTATCCACCGTTGGGGGCAACTTCAGAATACCCTCCAATTCCTCCTTTCCCAACTGTTATCGGAATTGACTGACCCGGTGCAACAGAGATAGCATCACCGTCTCTCCATCCGGATGTATCTTTTTTGAAAGTTTTAATATAGCCGCCACCTCCACCGCTTCCATTATGTCCTGCACCCCCTCCTCCGACAAGAAACACATCCACCTCCCTACATCCTTTAGGTACGATCCAGGTATAATTCCCGGCAGGATAGAACCTCTTGGTGAACAACTGCAACTTCTTCCGTCCCATCATCGACCGTCTCATCTACGCCCTCCTTTCTTACGATAAGAGGTCGTAACTTCTTTATTTAGAGAACATTTACCCCCCCCCGTTTAACTTTTAATAACATAATCCATTTCATTGCTTTACCTCCTGTACAATTGTGGGCAAGTCTTTCAAGTCGTTCGGATAACCTGTAACGGTCGTCAAAATGCAGAGATAGATCACACCGTATTGTTCATAATATTTGTCTTTCTTGAATGCCATACCCTGCACGTATGGAATAGGATCATCAAGCGTGCCTGCATGCTCAGCTTCAACGATCTTATACAGTGAAGCGGTTTCTATGCCAGGTTTCCAGTCGGTTTGCAGCTTGTGCTTTTGTGTCACCTCGAATAAAGTGTCGCTTTCTCCTTTCACTACACGAAGCCGGAAGCCTATTTCAACTTCCTTGCCAAACTCCGCATCTTTCTCACCCCAAATGGGGAATAAGACCTGCATTTCCAACGCTTGATTAGCGGTAAGGGAAACGCTGTTCACCATCGAGCGAGCAAAGGTCACTGCCTGTGCTTCCGGGGATTTAGCGATTGCCTTATCTGCTTTAGTTTGCAAGGCTGCCGTTGTTGTATGGATCATTTCAGGATAGCCTTTCACCACGATAGCTTCGACCTCCTCGGCTGTTTGGGCGGCATCGATACGGGATAGCAAGCTGTCTGTCACCTTGCCGCATTGCTCCGAATAGTCCGCTATTTCGTCAAGAGCAACCGTTAAGATATTCGAGGCGTAAAGATGACCGCCTACTTCGACTTCTTCCTGCCGGCCACACTTATCCTTCACTTGCAGGGTGTTCGAGACGTATGCGTCCTGTTCATCAATATAATAATGATGGATGTCTTTGTCGTAGATTTCCTGCCGTTTGGCATCACGGGCACGCCAGAGTAATTCTTCCGGAGTCGGCTGTGGTTCAGGCGTTAGTGCCATGTACCAGCATTCCAACTGACTTGCATCCGGGTGAGCGGCATGGAAAGCGGCTTGTTCGTCACTGAGAGCCAGATAAGCTCCTTCTTCGTATTGTTCTATATTTGTCCCTATATCATAGGAATCAGGCAGGGAACCTATATCCCAGAAACCGATTGTTTTTTGAATGTATATCATATCAAACTATTTTTTTACCTTTAAAATCTAAACACAAGCATGGACGATAATAACGTATCCAATTTCTTATATCATAATAGATATTTCCTGCACTCATCCTGACATGCCAGGCGTTCGAATTATCTACAACTGTAGATGACCAATAGTCCTCTGACCCGAATTGTGTCCCACCTATACTTAATATCTTAGAGTTTAGAGGGGATTTTCCTTGATACATCAGATAATTTTCTCCCTCTGCCGGCATATACCAGTCGCCCTTATCCGTTCCCTCCATCGTGTATGTTCTACAAGCATAAGCCGCAGATGCAGTAGATCCGAGATTCTGAATTATTTTATTTGTGTTGTACAAGCCGTCAACATCAGCTTGCGCAACAGACGGTGTTCCTGTCGTTTTTCCACCCGTTGCTCCATTGCTGCCCCATATACCAGATAAACGTTCTTTTGATACAATATATACGTGATCAGATGTTATCCTGAACACAACACCTATAGCAATCCCAAGACTGCTTTTCCATGTCGACGTATAATTTAGAGACTGCCCATCAAAATATACGACATCATACAATTGAGATTGACTCCAATCGACTTTCTGTGTTTCAAACATGATTCTTCTCTTTGGCATGATTCTTATTTTTCCTGTTTTGAATTTATACCCTGACTACCATTACCCCGTGCTCCTTCTTCAAAGACACACCCGTCGGTTTCCCGTTCGGTAACGTAACACTTGACTCTTCCGACTGCCAACCGGATCCATTAGGGATCGGTTGGTCGAAATCCGATCCGGAACTGTTCAAGATCGACAGATAGAACTCCTGCATTTCCGGTACGCTTTCCATGTCGGAAAAATTAATCGCCTGGGGGGTGGACGATGTATAGACAAAACGCAAATTATACGGTGATGACGGAAGAGCCGCCAGAGACTCGACATCGACATACTCCTTCAACCGCAAAGAGTCCGATACCTTTGTTTTCTCTTCATCGCTGTAATTATTGTCGGTATGGACATAATCAGCGTCTTTGACCGTATGGTCGTCGTTCTGTAGCTGGGATAGCTTTGTCGGGATCGAAGTCTGAACGTTCGCTATGCTTTGGTTCAATCCGGCGATGATCCCCTGTAATGTATCGGTGTCTTCTACGTTGGCAAGGAAAGCGATGATCTCGTTAAATGACTCGATGGCACTCGATGCGTCGCCCGAAACGAGCGTGTTGACCTGCTGTTGCAAAGCTGTCAGCGCGTTCCTGATTTCCGTGTCGTCGTAGCTTTCCCCGTCCTGTCCTTCGGCCACCACACCCGTATCCTCTTCGCCTATTTTCCAATGCTTGGTTTCCGGATCGATCGAAGGAACCGGAGCATCGTTTCCCCGAAGGTTCGGGGTGTCAAACTCACCTCCGGCCGTCGTGATCGTCAAGATATAGGTTGTGGCATCATTCGTTTTAACTGTGACCTTCACCTCCTGCATGACGGCCGGCAGCTGGGCAAACGTATGAACGCCATCAGATAGCTTCATGTTGAATTTACCGTTTTCCAAACGTTCAAATAACCAGACTGATGCAGGGTAGACGGTTACGTTATCGGCCCATTCAGCCGTCGTCAGTTCGATCTGTTGATAAATAAATGCACCTTTCTTACTCATTGCTTAAATATCCTTGTTTTATCGTTCGTACTGATTCATTGTAATAATTGGCTCCTGTTAGATAAACATTACCGGGTAAGGCTGTACCGCTGCCGGATTCCTGCCAAGAGGCTTTTCCCCCGGCAAGATCATAAAGCCGGTAGAATACATATTCGCCATCTTCCGCTACACGCACTTCGTCGCCGATACGAAAGTTGATGGTTGTACCGTCGGTATTGATATAGCTCAATGTCTCGGCAGTCGGTGCCATATCCAACGTCGGGATCTCCGGTTTGTTCTTGATGTAGTTTTTATTGACAGGATCGGTAACGTTCCAATCGGGTTGTAGTCCACTGATGATTCCTTCGGCGGCTTCGGCTGCACGATTGGCACGGTCGGCGGCTGTGTTGGCATTATCAGTTGCAGCTATGGCATCTTCCTTTGCCGTATTAGCAGCCAAAGCTGCCGTATCCGCCAGTCCTGCCTTTTCATTGGCCAGAGTAGCGGCAGCTTTGGCTGTATTTGCCGCCTTGTCTGCATTTTCTTTTGCCGTGTTTGCGGCTAAAGCTGCATCCGTCGCCGATTTTGTAGCAGTCTCGGCAGAAGCTATGGTATCATCCGCACGCTCTACAGCCGCATCAGCATTTTCGGCGGCAGTTGTAGCCGAGGATGCTGCTTCATTCGCTTTATCCGTTGCGGTATTGGCATTTATTGTTGCCGTGTCAGCCTTTGCTGCGGCATCATTAGCCTTTGCAGCGGCTGTATTGGCTTCAACAGTCGCTTTATCGGCTTCTTCCTTTGCCTTATTGGCAGAAGCTGCTGCGGTATCTGCATTCTCGGCAGCGGTATTGGCTATACCGGCTTTTTCCTCCGCCAATGCAGCGGCAGCAACAGCCAATTTGGTAGCTGCATCAGCATCTCCGGCAGATTGAGTTGCTTGACCAGCTGCGGCATTTGCTAAAGCTGCGGCATCATTTGCAGCCTTGGTTGCAGCATCTGCGCTCACCTTTGCGGTGTTTACGTTCGAAATAGCAGTACTAGCTTCCTCCTTAATTTGGGACATCTGTTCACGAACCTCTTTTGCCGCATCCGTTGCCGGCTTCATAAGTTCGGCCTTATCAGTCTCTGTCAGATCAGAAAAATGCAGTTTCAATTGATCCACTTCTGCTGGCGTCAGATCGGAAAACTTCATTTTCAATTTTTCACGGTCGAAAATATCCACGTATGCACTATCCGGCTCACCTTCGTATTTCATTTGAAGCGTACCGTTCAACTTTCGAAAAACCGGCTTCTCTCCTTTCGGCCCACGAATTTTCTCAATTTCCAACAGATTCTGCCAAGCACCATTAGCTCCCTGTTTCCAAAGGATGTATTTATCGTTTATCCCTAAAAACGCACTAAGGCCGGGATCGCCCTGTTTCCCTTTCATTGCAGAGGGCAAAGCACGCTTAGGCCTTCCCCCCTGAATGATCAGGATCATATCATTATCGGTTATTGTTCCGGCTGCCGGAAGCAAATTAGCCCTGATTATTTCAAATTCTTCTACCATATCAATTGAAAACTATTATTCTACCTTGCTCATCTGCCAATAACCCCAAATCCGGATCTTTCAGCACACGGTAACGAACATCACCGCCGGCATCTATCCAACTCACTACAGGAGCGACAACAGAAATAGTGAATCTCGCCCCTATCCGGTTCTCCAGCCAGACTTCCACAGAAAAGGACGGGCAATCCGTATAGTACACCTGAATGATACCATCCAACGTCTTAATATATAATTCCTGATTTCCTACACCGGATATCTGGCTAAAGAACGCCCGATAGTTATTCAGAAACTCTTCCACACTGCCGGCCAACATCCAAAGGGACAGTTTTATTTCCCGATGCTGGGTTTTGATTGTCGAAAGGTCTACCGTACGGCCATCGGTGAACGGCGCCTTAACCGCAGGATATTTCAAGATGTCCTCCTGGTTATCGTCCGATCCTATACCGAAGTCTGCAAAGTCTATCCCATTAATCGCATACTGCCCGCGAAGCCCGATACCGCCGGCCGGAGTTGCCGGATAAATGGCATGGTTGTCCTCGACAAAAGAAAGTTCAAACACAGATACGTTCTCCCCTGCATTAAACGGCACAGGCTGTTCGTGAGAAGAGCCGGCGTTGAACCGTAAGCGGTTGGTCAGACCGGCAATAAGATTGAATTCCCGATAGCCCGGTGCGGACAGATCAGCAACAAACTTTCCATACCCGGACCAGAACTGCTCAAGCGTTTCTGCCTTCATGAGGAATTTCAACTTGACGGTTTTAGGTTCGAACTCCACTATCGACAGATCGGGATCGATCCCGTCGGCTTCCGCCCAGTTGTTATATTTGACTGCCTTACGTTTGGGGTATTTCAGAAGATCATCAAAAGATCCTTCCAATAATTTACATCCCCATTCAGTATATATGTCTTTTCCGTCTATTGTCATAATACACGTGCTGTATGGTCTTTATGAGTTATTACCTTACCGCCAGCGTTCTTTACGAACACCACAGCATAGTTACTCGCATGAATCTCGGCCTCTGCTCCGTGCATCAGGATTACGTTGTAGCGACCGATCGTATCAAAATGAAGGATTGCCTTAGAACCGGCCAGGAATACCTTCACCGGATTTGTCAGTTCCACATCCGTCTCGATATAGATTCCCATGCTTTCAGCCTTCTTGCCCCGGAACTCCCGTAATTGTACCATAGACGGGAAATTATTCTTTGTGCAGAACTCCGTACCCTGCGGTGTCAACAGGAGGCGCATAAGCTCTTCTTTGTTTTCCGTGCCATGCAACAACCGGCAGGCACCTAACCGGTTTGCTATCTCAAAAAACTCTTTATCCATAATGCTACATTTTTACTTTTACGTTAATAGTTCCTTCCAAGGCATTAACCGTACCTCTGGTGTTCTCCGATATCTTACCGGCAACCTCTTTGATCTCTCTCGTATTCTCGGCGATCCGGTCGGTATTCTTTTCCACTTTGTCTGATAATTCGCGGATGGCTTTCACATCTTCCCAACCTCTGGACTGCATATCATAGATCAGCTTCATTTGTTCCTGGATCGGTTGCATACTGCTGCGGATGTCTTCCAACAGGACACGGACGGCCCCGCTCTGACCGGCCAATAGGTCGATACTTTCCTGGGAGGCTTTGGCATACGCACCTTTCAGGGTATTTTCGGAAACATCTTCTTTCTCCGGTTCTTCTACCTTGTCTTTCATCAAGCTATCAGCCCAACCGAACTGCCTGTCAATCTCTTTTTGCAGTTCTTCCGCCATATTATAGATATAATCCTGTTCCCAACCGGAAAGGACATTGTCGGCATAGAACTCCTTCAGCTTGTCACGAATCTTCTCCATTGCACCGGAAGATTCCGTTGCAGCTTTGATGGATTCTGTAACCATCTGGCGCATCATCTTCTTGACCGTGTCTTTCGCCGATTCTGCCCGGTCCTCACCGGAAGCCCACGCCTCGGCTTGCGCGTTTGCAAAACTGTCAATAGCAGATTTTAAATCTTCCCCGAAGATGGCATCCACGGCCTTCTCCTTATTATCGGCAATTAGTACTGATGCGTTAAAAATTATCAAATAAAGTAAGTTCATTGAAATCGTGATTTTGAATGAGTGGCTGAGGAG